TGAAAAAGAAATAGGTGGAATTCCTAACACTAGTCAAGATATTAAACAAGCACATGCCGCAGCTATTGAAGCTTACATAGAAGAGCATGTTGGCTTAAGAGAGGATTTACACGGCGATATGTATTTCCAAAAAACTTTAGAAGATTGGGCTATGTTTGACATAAACAATAGAACAAAGCATGATGCTTCAATAAGTTCTGGTTTAGCCATTATGGCTTGTAATAAAAATAAGTATACACCAGTCAATAAGAGAACTAAAAAGTCTATCAATTTAGGTATAAAAAGATATGACAATGACGGTTATTATTCAAAAATAATATAAATGCAGATAAACACAAATTTCAACAGTTCATTTCCTAGTCAAGTCGTTAGTAACGAGGAGAAAAATAGTATGGACTATGGCCTAAGAGTAGCTAGAGCTATAGAAGGAGAATGGTTTAGAGTAGACTCTGGCGTTGGAATGAACGATAGGTTTAGAACTAATTATAATAACTTTCATAGACTTAGATTATACGCTAGAGGAGAACAGTCAATACAGAAGTATAAAGACGAACTATCTATCAATGGTGATTTATCTTATTTAAATTTAGACTGGAAACCTATTCCAATAATACCAAAATTTGTAGACATATTAGTAAATGGCATATCTTCTAAAGATTATGAAATAAAAGCTTATGCTCAAGACCCGGCTTCACTTAGAAAAAGAACTGGATACGCTGAAAAATTACTAAGAGATATGCAGGCTAAAGAACTGTTAATGAAACTTAAGCAAACTGCTAATATAGATGTTTTTAATACTGACAAGCCAGAAGCACTTCCAGAGAATCAACAAGAACTTGATCTACATATGCAGTTAGATTATAAAGAATCTATAGAAATAGCAGAAGAAGAGTTAATAAACAATACTTTAACTAGAAACAAATATAAATTAACAAAGAAAAGAATAGTTGAAGATTTAACAATACTTGGTATCGCTGCTGTTAAGACAAGTTTTAATAGATCGGAAGGTATAAAAGTTGAGTACGTTGATCCTACTAATTTAGTTTATTCTTATACTGATGACCCTAATTTTGAAGACTTATACTACGTTGGAGAAGTAAAATCTGTTACTTTACCAGAGTTAAAAAAGCAATTTCCTTACTTGACTGGTCAAGAACTTGAAGAAATACAGAAGTATCCATCTAATAGTTATGGAAGAAATCATAGCGATAGAACTAGTGATGATACTGTTCAAATTTTATATTTTGAATACAAAACTTATACTAATCAAGTTTTTAAAATAAAACAAACAGCGCAAGGTCTTGAGAAATCACTAGAAAAAGGAGATGATTTTAATCCACCTGAAAACGAATCTTTTGAAAAAGCTTTTAGATCAATAGAGGTTTTATATAGTGGTGCTAAAATACTTGGACACGATAAAATGTTGAACTGGCAAATGTCTGAAAATATGACTAGACCCTTTTCAAATACTGTAAAAGTTAATATGAACTACAGCATTGTTGCTCCTAAAATGTATAAAGGCAGGATTGAATCTACAGTTAGTAGAGTTACTGGTTTTGCAGACATGGTTCAAATAACACATTTAAAACTACAACAAGTTTTATCTAGAATGGTTCCAGATGGTGTTTATATGGACGTAGATGGACTAGCAGAAGTTGATTTAGGTAATGGCACTAGTTATAACCCAGCTGAAGCTTTAAATATGTATTTTCAAACTGGTAGTATAGTTGGTAGATCAATGACCCAAGATGGTAGCATGAACCCAGGTAAAGTTCCAATACAAGAACTTTCTACCTCAAATGGTATGGGTAAAATAAATGCATTAATACAAACTTACCAATATTACTTACAAATGATAAGAGACGTGACGGGCTTAAACGAAGCAAGAGATGCTTCTGTTCCTGACAAGCAGTCACTAGTTGGTCTTCAAAAACTTGCAGCTCAAAACTCAAACATAGCTACAAGACACATATTAAATTCCAGTTTATATTTAACACTTAGATCTTGTGAAAACATAGCTTTAAGAGCAGCTGATAGTTTAAGGTTTTCATTAACAAATGAAAGTTTAAAGTATAGTATAAGTAGCTATAATGTGGGTACGCTAGCTGATATTGATTCTTTACATTTAAGAGACTTTGGTATATATTTAGAGCTAGAACCAGACGAAGAGGAAAAAGCTCAACTAGAACAAAATATTCAAGTAGCATTACAGAGTGGTGGAATAGACTTAGAAGATGCAATAGACATTAGGCAAGTAAGAAATTTAAAGCTTGCTAATCAAATGTTAAAGCTTAAAAGAAAGCAGAAGTCTAATAGAGATCAACAAGCTCAACAAGCTAACATACAAGCACAAGCACAAGCAAACGCACAGCTAGCAGAGCAAACAGCATTGGCTGAAACTCAAAAACAACAAGTGCTAACTGAGCAAAGTATACAATTAGAAAAAATGAAATCTGAATTTGCTACAGCTAAAATGAGAGAAGAGTCTCAGTTAAAAATGAAATTAATGGAGCAGGAGTTCCAATATAACATACAATTAGCTCAGACAAAGCAAGGTCAAGAAAAAGATAAAGTAAAAGAAATTGAGGATCGTAAAGACGAACGAACTAAAATACAAGCAACACAACAGTCTGAGTTAATAGATCAAAGAAAAAATGATTTATTACCAAAGAACTTTGAATCCGCTGGTAACGACAATATGGGTGGGTTTGGTCTAGAGCAGTTTATGCCTAGATAATTTTATATTAACTATTATATTATATTATGTCTAAAGAAAAAGAAGTAAAACAGGAGGGTGACTTTAAAATAAAAAAGAAACCTAAAAAATTAGTAAAAACTAATGAAACAGCTAAAATTGATATGTCAAAAAAAGCTGAAGAAAAACCAGTGGAAAACAAAATAGATTTAAGCAAATCTGAAGAAGTTAAAACTGAAACACCTGTAGAAGAAGTTAAAGTTGAAACTGAAGCAAAGGAAGTAGAAGTTAAAAATGATCTACCACCGCTAGAAGAACTAACAGTTCAGAAAGAAGAAAAACACGTTAACGAAGTACAGAAGGAACTAAAGGAAGCTAAAAGAGATGAAAAGGTTTTAGGTAAAAAACTACCTGAAAATATAGAAAAATTAGTTTCTTTTATGGACGAAACAGGAGGGTCTGTAGAAGACTACGTTAGAATAAATGCTGATTATTCAAACATAGATGACAGCACACTGCTAAGAGAATATTATAAAAATACTAAACCACATCTTAATCAAGATGAAATAAACTTCATAATGGAAGATAATTTCTCATATGACGAAGAAGTGGATGAAGAGCGAGATGTAAGAAAAAAGAAACTCGCTTATAAAGAAGAAATTGCCGAAGCTCGTAATTTTCTAGAGGACATGAAGAGTAAGTATTATGCTGAAATTAAAAATAAGCCTAATACCTCTAATGAACAACAGAAAGCTATGGACCTCTTCAATAGATACAATGAGGATCTAGCTCAAGCTCAAGAGGTGAGTGAATCTTTTAATAATAGAACCAATAGTTTCTTTAATAACGAATTCAAAGGTTTTGAATTTAACGTTGGAGAGAAAAGGTATAATTATAGAGTAAACGACCTTGATACTACTTTAAACAAGCAGTCTGATATAAATAATTTTTTAGATGATTTTATAGAAGAAGGCGAAATTAAAGATTTAAAAAAGTATCATAAGGCACTTTTTGCAGCTAGAAATGCTGATACTATAGCAAGTCACTTTTACGAACAAGGAAAAGCTGACGCAACAAAAGACATTATGTCAAAGTCTAATAACGTAAATGACGAGCCAAGGAAAGTTTCCAACGGAGAGGTATTTGTAAACGGATGGAAAGTTAAAGCTATATCAGGAATAAATAGTTCTAAATTGAAAATTAAAAAATAGATAAATAACAATTAAAACTTATAATTATGGCAATCGAAAACGGATTTGCTCCTGATGGAAATAAAGTCGGGAAATATTCAATTAGCCCAATGCCAGCAGAAAGTAAAAATGTTACTCAAGGAAATTATCTTAATTTTCATGATGGCTCTGCTGATTGGACACAACAATTTCTACCTGAACTTTACGAAGCAGAAGTAGAAAGATACGGAAACAGAACACTAGGTGGTTTCTTGAGAATGGTAGGTGCAGAAATGCCGATGACTTCTGATCAAGTAATTTGGTCTGAACAAGAAAGACTACACATTGGTTATGACTTAGCTATAGTAAAAAGTGCTACTACTTTAGAAATAGATATGGGAACTGATATTACTTGTGCTATTAGAAAAGGCGCTACTTTAGCAGTAAGCGGTACTTCTACTAAAACTGGTCACCTTGGTATTCAAACAGTAAAAGTTAAAGCAACAGCAATTTCTGTTACTGGAAATGATGCTACTGTAACTGTTTCTGTTTATGGACACACTAACTTAGCTTCTAAATTCGATCTAGACGATCCTGTAAAAATGTTCGTTTATGGTTCTGAATTTGCTAAAGGAACAGAAGGTATGGAAGGTGCTTTACAGCCAAAGTTTAAATCCTTTGCTAACAAGCCAATTATCATAAAAGACAGATACGAAGTTAACGGTTCTGACGCCTCTCAAATTGGGTGGGTTGAAGTTGCTACTGAAGACGGAACATCTGGATACTTATGGTATTTAAAAGCTGAATCAGAAACTAGATTAAGATATGATGACTATCTTGAAATGGCTATGGTTGAAGGTGTAAAAAGTGGTGTTACTACTGCTGGATTTGAAGGAACTGAAGGTTTATTTCAAGCTATCGAATCAAGAGGTAATGTATACCAAGATTTCGCTGCTGGAACTGGATTACAAGATTTTGACAATATCCTTAAAAACCTAGACAAGCAAGGTGCTATCGAAGAAAACATGTTATTCTTAAACAGAGACATGAATTTAGATTTCGATGATATGCTAGCTGGAATAAATGGTGGAAATAATGGAGCTGGATCTGCTTTTGGTCTTTTTGACAATGATGCTGATATGGCTCTTAATTTAGGATTTTCAGGTTTTAGAAGAGGTTCTTATGACTTCTACAAAACTGATTGGAAATACTTAAACGATCCAACTACAAGAGGATTATTTGATGACATCGAAGGTGTATTGGTACCTGCTGGAACTTCTTCAGTATATGATCAAATGCTAGGTGCTAACATTAGACGTCCTTTCTTACACGTAAGATATAGAGCTTCTGAAACTGAAGATAGAAGATATAAAACATGGATCACTGGTTCTGTCGGTGGTGCTTATACTTCTGATCTTGATGCTATGGAAGTACATTTCTTATCTGAGAGATGTTTATGTGTGCAAGCTGCAAACAATTTCTTATTATTTAAGAAAACAGGTGACGCTTAACGAAGTTAGGTTTAACTAAATTTATGCTAGGGCGCGAAAGCGCTCTAGCTATTTATTATTATATTATATTATACTATGGAAACAAAAGAAAAAGAAATTACTAAAAAAGTAATTACAAAAGAAATTAAAAAAGCTCCTGTTGATAACTGGGAGTATGAAGATAGGCTATACGTTTTACAAGGAGAAGAAAAGCCATTAACCTTTACTATTAGTTGCAAACATACAAATAGACATCCTTTAATGTATTGGGATAACGAAAAGAAACAAAATAGAGAGTTAAGATATGCTACAAATCAAAACTCACCTTTTGTAGATGAGCAAACTGGAACAGCTACATTAGGACATGTTCAATTTGTAGATGGTGTTCTTTCTGTGCCTAAAAGTCAAACAGTTTTACAAAAACTTCTTAGCTTATATCATCCTTATAGAGATCAAACATACTATGAAGAAGATAAAACTAAAGAAGCTGTAGATGAACTATCTTGGCTTGAAGCTGAAATGCAGGCCATGAATTTAGCAACAGAAATGGATATTGATCAATTAGAAGCTATATTAAGAGTAGAGATTGGTTCTAAAGTGTCTAAGATGAGTTCTAAAGAAGTTAAAAGAGATGCTTTATTATTTGCAAGACAAAACCCTGGTTTGTTCTTAGAGTTAGCAGACGATGATAGAGTTGAATTAAGAAACGTGGCTGTAAAAGCTGCTGAACTTAATGTTATTAGATTAAGTGCTGATCAAAGAACTTGGTCTTGGGCTAGTAATAGTAAAAAGTTAATGCAAGTGCCTTTTGAAGAGAACCCATATTCAGCTATGGCTGCTTGGTTTCAGACTGATGAAGGTTTAGAAGTATATAAGTCTATACAGAAAAAACTTAAATAACAAGTGATTATATAAAAGGGTAGTTCACTCTACCCTTTTTTTTTAAAATATTTATA